CATCGGCTCTCCGCGCCACTCCCCCACACAGTCACTGTAGCCGTCGCCGATAAGGCCATCCCTGATCTCTTGTGCGCTCTTGCCACACTTTTCACAAAACTCTCGCATGCCGTCGAACTGATGGTATGGCGACACCGCAACACCCTCGGCTTGTTCCGTTGCCACGGCCTCCGCTACATCAGCGCCCGTGATGTCCCACGAGTCTGCGTCGAGATGCTCATCCATCCACAGGCCGTTCACCTTGCCCATCCGAAGGTCCCCTGATCATTCCGGGTTTCTTTCAAACCAAATGCGGGATTCAGGCACCAGTTTGCCTTCGCTCTCCCACCGACAGCCCGAAAACAACCCCCACTGAGAAACCCGGCTACCATCCCACCGAGCATGACAGGCAGTCGAATGATACAGGATGGCTCCGCCACCCAATACAATCGAGACAAAAACGAAAATCAAGACGGGGATTACCTGCGAGTTGATTCCAGCGTCATCTCTCATTGTGGCCACTCCTCTCTCTGCGTGTCGCCCTTCAGATATAACGGATGCTTCGGCGAGCCATCCTTGGTTACCCCGAGGCAAGTGGGACGGACATGACGGGCGAGACAGAGCTTCCTCAACCGGTCGATCTGCTCCTCTTTGTCGATGTCCCTGCTAGCACCCCAGCCAAAAACGACCTCCTTGTGATGGTCGAGCACCCCGGCCCATGTGCGCCAGTTGTGCGGCCCAACCGGGTCCTCCGCCGCCTTCAGTCGCGCCGGTTGGGTCGTGCGCAGGGCAAACAGGTTAACCACCTCGATGCCGCCGAACCAGCTCTGCCGGGCGAAATGGAGGCAACGCCTGATGGTGGGATCATCTATCACCGAATCGGCGATGGACGGGTTCAGCAACACGAAAACCAGCCGCCGGTTCAACTGGGGGTCCCAGTGACGGGTCAACCTGTAGCGCCAGCGCCCACATTCGGATATTTCTGCAGCCTTCATTGCGGCCTCCAGTTCATTATCATGCGATCAACTGCTTCGGGGACTTCCGGCCCGTTGCAGGGGATAATCTCTGTCGCCACGTCTCCGTCCTCGTCGTTGGTGATGGTCATCGATACCTGACCGGTCGTCAATATCTCGACTTCAAATCGGAACCCGGCGGCCATAATCTGGCCAGCTTTAAGCTCGACCTCCTCCGGGCGACTGATTTCCGCATAAATCTTGCGCCCGTCCGGTCTCAGGTATTGGATGAATGGTATCATGCGGTTGTGGTGTCTGTCAGAACACGAATCAGGTCTGCGCGCTCCTGGTTGAGATTGAGCGTGTTCTTCGCATATTTGGTCATGGATGGTCTCCTCTTCCTGTCTGACACGGTTTCTTCAGTAGCTTCAATGTTCCCTATTTCAAAGTGGTTCACAAGAAGTAAATACGGTTGTTTTAATCAGTTCCTTCCGTAGAATGTCGTCTTGGTTTTGTCCTTGTCGAACAGATACCAGCAGCTGTCATCGAACCCGCTCTGGCGATTTTCCATCCAGCTGATCCGACCAATCGAAACAATCCTGTGACAATACTCCAAATGACTGGAGGCCTGCTTGGTGTGCATCCAGTTGGCGTCGATCAGCAACCACGTAGGGGCCAGTTTTCTGAAATGTTCGATCATCCTGTGAAGGGTCGGGCGATCCCACGGCGGATTGGTGACAATGACATCGGCTTCGCATAACCATAAGTCGAAAGCATCTTCCCGTGTAATGTATTGGTTTCGAGGTTTGATGTCCGTGCCCCGGATAAATTTGCAACGCGGATGTTGCATCAGAGCCTGAGCCAAGGAACCACTTCCGGCGCACGGCTCCCAGACACTGAAATTCGTCTTGGGGAGGTGTGGAAACAGCGGATATACCGCTGTCTCCGGAGTGTCATAGGCATCCCGTTCTCGGCGCTTGAATTTTCCGGATGCCCGTTTGGTCATGCATCCTCCACAGCATGCATGAAGCGGAACACGTTTTCCGACCAGCCGTCGATATGGGTCCACTTGCCGTAGCCAACGCCGTTCTTGTTGCTGGCGACGTTGACCATGTAGGACCTCTCGTGAACCGGGTCGGGCACGGGGTCGTAGCTCTGCTCATCGGTGATGACCACCAGCCGCTCGGCTCCAATGGAGTTCATGTGGGCAACAGCCGCACCGAGCACCGTTCCACCGCCGACATTCGTGTTGATGATGGACTCGATCCCCGGCAGGCCCGGGAAGCACTGGACCTCCTTGATGCGGCTGGCGAAGGCGAACACACGCCGCTCACCGGGCCACATCGAGCCGACAGCCGCAGCCGCGTCCACGGGCCTCATCTCCGACCCCTTCGACAAGCCCCCCAACGACATCGAGCCGGAGACGTCCACGAGAACGAGCGTCCTGCCCAGAAACTGCCGCATCAGACCGATGCGCTGCAGCAGGGCCTGCTGTATCTCGTTCGCATACATCGGCGCATGACGCGCAGCCGCGATGTAGCGGAACGGCAGCACACGCTTGGCTCCCTTTCCCTCGATCAGGGCCCCACGGACCAGATCGGGCTCGACCTTCGACTCCACCATGTTCCGCAGATTGCGGAGCAGGGCGAGGTAGCCCAGTTTGCCCTCGGTCAGGAGCCGGGTGAAGGTCTCACCCTTGTCCCCGCCCTTGGACAGGCCGACCTCCCACGTATCCGGTGCCTTCAGTTCACCCTTAACCAGCTTGCCGATGGGATCGGTATGCCGGGGGTGGACCAGACGCGCCACGTCGATCAGCTGGATGACGTTCTTCCGGTCATACTTTCCGAGAGCGTAGTCATCGAACCGGACGAACGCCCGGGCGAGACCCTTCTTGACCTGACCGGGGATGTTCTTCATCGCCTTCGGGCTCATGCCCGCCACTCCGCAGTAGATCGCGAGAAACTCGGCCAGTTCGTCGGCCCTCTGGATGATCCGGTCGATGACGACCTTGGTTCGCTCGTCGCCACGGTGGTTGTGGGCGTAGAGTGCCATCAGGAGGAGCGGCAGGTGCCGGAGATGGTTCGTCTCCCGCGCCTCGATGGCAACATCCATGACGATACGGCCACCCCGGTCACCGCCGTGCTTCGCGATCACATCGCTGACGGCACCGGCCAGCTGGTCGGCGACGGTCACGCCATCGACGTAGAAGGTATCTTCCCACAGAAGGCAGGCAGCCGACAGGCGGCGAAGCTGTGCCTCGGGGTTGATGTGTTTTGCGGGGGCACCCTCGTGGGTGTGAATGGTGGGGGCGTTCTTGACGTTGGATCGCATGTTCAATTCCCTTCCTCGGGTCCACGCGACTGGCTGTGATGGGTAGGGCAGGGAAACTGGCGATGACGGTAACGAAGCGCTCTAACCAGTTGAGCTATGCAGGTTACCCTACATCTGGATTCGAACCAGAAACCTCTCGATTACAAATCGAAGTAACCGTTATCTACACCACTGCCCTTCCATCACAAGACTGGGGAAACTTATGCACCGGGTTTGCTTGTTTCCATCGAAGTAACCCGGCACTACGCCGCCAGTCGCTATTTCTGCCCCTCGGGGAAACTGATGACCGGAGGGGAGCTTGTGGCTCCGGAGTTGATCCGGATGAAGTACCTCCAATCGACACCGCCGAGAGTATTTTTCATGCTTCGGGGAAACTTGCGTGCCGGGGTTCTTTCAGTTTTGGATGAAGTAACCCGGCGCTACACCGCCGAAGCCCGGCCACCATATCAAGGATCGTGAACATAGCAACCCCCAAATGTTCGGTCTTTTTTCCAGCACTTCCCAGCCAACCCTCCCCCGCGCGCCCTCGCGCGCGCGCGCGTCCTGAAGACTCGCTATAGTAAGGGTTAGGAGGGGTCAGCATATAAAATATTTATATTTTAAGGATTAAGAACGGAGGCCTTCGTACCGTACGAATGCCACCGTACGAATACCACCGTACGAATACCACCGTACGAATGCCACCGTACGAATGTCACCGTACGAATGCCACCGTACGAATGCCTTTCTGTCACGCGCGTTCGGTTTTTTCAGACACGGCGTTTTTATCAGAAGTCACAGGATCGGCTGAACTTACCGATTGCAGGGACGACGATTTTACGGCATGATTCGTGTGGATAGGAGACGCCCATGAGTGAAGTTCGAAAACTTTTGAAGCAGCAAAGCCAGAAGGCCGCCGACACTCTCGCCCAGATCGATTTGGCGATTGAGAAGATGGGCGCAGCCCGGGTTGAGGTCGCCGAGGCGCGGCGGCTTGTGATCAACCAGCTTCTGGAGGGGTCCGACGATGAAAAGCCGGACAACGACGAGACGGCCCAGCAGGCGGTGGCTTGAAAACACCTGCGGCGGGGGCGATACAGCCGTGTAGGGGCTGCTCCAGCGGACATCCGTTTTTATCGTGACCCCGCATCACGTAGGGCTCAAGTTGAGCCCTACGTGAGCCATTCACAAACATTCACTGAACGTATACTATCTTGCCATGGATGGCAGGAAAAAACTGAAGCTCGTACCGTCAAGCCTTCTCAGTCTTTCGACCGGCGAGGAGAAAGACATATATCGGTCTGTCTTTGAGCTGACGCCAGACCAGACGATCATTCACAAGCAACTCCGAAAACATGGCCGTATCTTTCTGACCCGGAACGCGAGATCGGGGTCGGAGTTCCATGTGGTTGTGCGTCAGGGTCAGGGCGTCCCTTTCCAAATGGTCATGGGCGAAGAGATCGTCCAGATAGTCGTCAAGCGAGTGGACGGTAAGCCGGAGCCTTACCACTGGCGAGACCTGCAGGACATCAAGGACGTGGTCTTGGGTCTCGAAGGAGAGGCGCTGGAGTTGTTTCCTGCCGCCAGCCGCAGACGGCATGATATGAATTTCCGGGTTTTGTGGGGGATGCAGTCGGACGACCCCATTCCACTAGGATGGCAGGACACAGGTGAAGCATGACCTACAGAGTAACCAAGAACCAGCAGAAAATTTTCGATGCGATTGCCGAGACACGAAAAACCATGAACAAGTGGCCAACATATAGAGAACTGGCAAGCCACACCGGTTTCCCGCTATCATATGTCCATGCATCGGTGAGGTCGCTTGTGAAAAAATCGAAGTTGACCGCCACCGCGAGAAAACACAGAGGCATACGAATACGAGGACCCCGATGAGGCACGTCTCCCGCACCGATCTCGATGCTCAGCTTTCCCGGATTGATATCGACTCGTTGAACGAGGCCGAGCAGAGGGCGCTTCTCGGGGAACTGGAAGAGCTGGATCACGAGGAGAGAAGGGCGGCGGCGTCGGGTGATTTCCTGTCGTTCGTTCGCTACATGTGGCCAGGGTTTATCGCCGGGCGTCACCACACTGTCATGGCAGAGGCCTTCGACAGGGTTCTCAGTGGTGACTGCAAGCGGCTGATCATAAACATGCCGCCCAGACATAAGCTATTGATTTCGCAGGAAATTCCTACTACGTGTGGGTTTAAGACTGTGGGGGACGTGGAGCCCGGTGATTATGTTTTTGGTGTTGATGGGTCGCCTGTTCTCGTAACCGGAAAGAGTGACGTCTCCAAAGAAGATGAGTACGAGGTGGAAACTTCTGATGGGGTGGTTATTCGGTGCGATGCGCAACATCTGTGGACTGTTCGGTATGGGTGTCGTGTTGATGACAAGTTTACAACCCTGCCCACTTGGATGATGTTTGGTCGTCAGGAGAGGAGCAAGGCAAAAAATTGGGTGCCAAAACTTCCTTATACGGAGCCCGCCAAATATCCTGAGTGTGACCTTCTGGTGCCGCCCTATGTTCTCGGTGCGTGGCTGGGGGATGGGTCGTCCGCACAAGGCACAATGGCGGCGCACCCGGATGATGCCGCTCACATTCGGAGTCGATTCGAGGTGTTGGGTGTTCCGACCACCGATACCAAGTGGAGCATGACATTTGGAACCCTTGGGTTGATGGTCAAACTTCGTTCGATTGGTGTTTTGGGGAACAAGCACATCCCAGAAGTCTACATGATCGCATCCGTTGAACAGCGCATGGAGCTTCTTCGTGGCCTGATCGATACCGATGGTGATGTGACCAAGGAGGGGAAAGTTACCTTCAATTCTAGCAACGTCATATTGGCCGAGCAGGTGTGCGAGTTGATCCATAGCTTCGGTCAGAAGGCTCGGGTGACGGAGCGACAGACCAGCTACAACGGCAAGCCTTCAAAGCCCTCTTACCGGGTGATGTTCAAGATGGCTGGGGCTGCATCCCTTCCCCGTAAAGCTGAGCGGTGTGTCAGGCTCAATGGGAACAGAGCGAGAACATTGCATGTCAGAAAAAGTGCTCGGCGGGGCATGTTTCAGTGCCTTGAGGTTGCCAACGAGGATGGCCTCTTTCTTGCTGGGCGCGGCTATGTTGCAGTTCACAACACCAAATCCGAGTTTTCGTCTATCCACCTTCCCGCCTATTTCATCGGGCGGTTCCCGGACAAGAAGATCATCGAAGCCACGCATACTGTGGACCTTGCCCTCGATTTTGGGCGTAAGGCCAAGAACCTGATCTCGACACCGGAATTTGCCGAGGTATTCTCCGGGGTGGAGTTGGCCGCCGACAGCAAGGCGGCGGGAAAGTGGGCGACCAATAAATTCGGCGAGTATTTTGCGGTCGGCATCCGGGGTGCTGTTGCCGGTAAGGGTGCCGATCTGTTTGTTATCGATGACGTGGTTGACGAGCAGACCGGCATCGAAGGTGAAACCAATCCCGATGTCTACGAGAAAATCTATGACTGGTACACTCTGGTCAGGCAGCGGCTTCAGCCCAACGCCGCGATTATCATCGTCATGACTCGCTGGTCCAAAAGAGACCTGACGGGGAAGCTGGTCAAGAACATGACCCAGCGTCCCGAGGCTGATCAGTGGGAAGTCATAGAGCTTCCAGCTCTGATGCCGTCCGGAAAGCAGATGTTCCCGGAATATTGGCCGCTCAAGGACCTTCTGGCCACCAAGAACTCCATTCCGCTCCACAGGTGGAACGCTCAATATCAGCAAGACCCGACGTCGCAGACCTCGGCCATTCTGAAGCGCGACAGCTGGAAGCGGTGGATGAACGACGACCCACCGAAATGCGACATCATCCTGCAATCTTGGGATACCGCATTCGAGAGGACGGAGCGATCCAACTATTCCGCCTGCACCGACTGGGGCATATTCAAGCGGGAAGACCCCGACAGCGGCAAGATGGTCCGCAATATCATCCTGCTGGATGCTTTTCGCAGGAAAATGGAATTTCCTGAACTGAAGAGGGTGGTCAAGGAACGATACAAGGATCGCAAGCCGGATATCGTTTTGGTCGAGAAAAAAAGCGCCGGGGCCCCGCTCATAGCCGAACTCAGGTTGGCGAACATCCCGGTAGAGGCGTTTACCCCGACAAGGGGCAACGATAAGATCGCCCGGGCGAACGCCGTTACCGATATGTTTCATTCCGGGTATGTGTGGGCCCCGGAAACAAGCTGGGCCGAGGCGGTGATCGAGGAGTGCAACGACTTTCCTGCGGGTGAGGAGGATGATTGGGTTGACACCGTTACTCAGGCCTTGATCCGATTTCGAAAGGGTGGGTTTATCGAGCTTCCGGCAGATGATGACGACGACGAGTCGGTCAGGTATCATAGGCAGAGAGAATATTACTGACCGAGGAATGCACGAGGAAGAGGGACGGGTAGATGGCCGTTGACAAGAGACTTCCTGATTTTGCCGGGGAACCCCTCGCCGAAGAAGGTATCGTGATCGAGGTGCCGGATGACGATGTCGTGACGACCGAAACCGAAGACGGTGGTGTCGTTATCGACTTTGAGGCCACGAAGGAGCCGGGCGAGGACGTCCAGTTCGACGCGAACCTCGCCGAGCATCTCGAAGATGCCGAGTTGACTGTCATCGGCCTTGAACTTTTGGAGGACTACAGGGCTGACCGGACCTCGCGCTCCGAATGGGAAGAGGCTTATCGCAAGGGGCTCAAGTTGCTGGGCCTGAAAGTGGAAGAGAGGATGGACCCGTGGCCGAAAGCCTGCGGCGTTTTCCACCCACTCCTGACCGAAGCTATCGTCCGGTTCCAGTCGCACGCGGTGATGGAGACCTTCCCCCCGTCCGGCCCGGTGAAAACAAAAATCATCGGCAAGAAAACCAAGGAGCGGGAAAAGCAGTCCGCGCGTATCCGGGAGGACATGAACTACATCACAACCAAGACCATGCCGGAGTATCGCAGTGAGCACGAACGGATGCTCATAAACCTTGCCTTGGCGGGATCGGGCTTCAAGAAGTGCTGGAATGACCCCGTCAAGAAGCGTCCGGTTGCCATGTATGTCCCCGCTGACGACTTGGTGGCGGCGTATGGAACGACAGACCTGCGTGAGGCGACCCGGTTCACGCATGTGATGCGCGAGCCGATAAACACTATCCGCAAGCGTCAGGTCGTCGGGTTCTATCGGGATATTGATATTATCGAGAACACGAAGGAGTACAGCGAAACCGAGGAGACGCACGACGAGGTTTCCGGCGAGGCTTCGGACCTACACCATGATAACAGGGAGGTCCTCTACGAGGTGCATGTCGATTATGACCTGCCGTCGCCGTTCGATGACCCGGATGGTATCGCCCGGCCCCACATCGTTACCCTCGACGCGGGTGGCGAGGTCCTGTCGATCTACCGCAACTGGCTGGAAGACGACGAGACGATGCAGGCTCGACAGCATTTTTCCCACTATGTTTATCTTCCGGGCCTCGGGTTCTACGGTATCGGTCTCATTCACCTCATCGGCGGCCTGACCCAGTCGGCAACATCCATCATCCGCCAGCTGGTTGATGCGGGGACGCTCGCCAATCTGCCCGGCGGGTTCAAGGCAAGGGGGTTCAGGGTCAAGAACGAGGATGATCCTCATGAGCCGGGTCAGTGGCGCGATGTAGATATCCCGGGCGAGGATATCGCCAAGAGCCTTTTCCCATTCCCATACAAGGAGCCGAGCGCGGTGTTGTTCCAGTTGCTTGGTATGGTGACGGAGGAGGGGCGCAGGCTTGGCTCTATCGCCGAGATGGACATTCCGAGTTCCAGTGGGGAGATGCCGGTGGGCACGACGCTGGCGTTCATGGAGCGATCTCTCAAGGTGATGTCTGCGGTGCAGTCGCGGCTTCATGCCTCGATGGAAATCGAGTTGACGGTTCTCGCCAACCTCATTCGTGATCATATGCCCGACGAATACCCCTTTGAGACCGACCCCGGGGCAACTCGCGCATTGGATTATGACGACCGTGTGGATGTCTGTCCGGTGTCCGATCCCAACGCCACCACCATGGCACAGAAGGCGGTCGTTCATCAGGTGGTGATGCAGGCGGCTTCGCAAGCCCCTCCGAACACCTATAACATGTCGGAACTCCACCGTGGGTTCGTGGACGCCCTGAACATGCCGAACGCCGACAAGGTTGTCCCCGTCGAGGATGATCTGGTGATTACCGATCCAGTCTCCGAGAATATGCGGCTGCTGACGCAGGAGCCGGTGAAGGTATTTCCAAGTCAGGACCACGAAGCCCACATACGGGTTCATATGGCGGCCATGGAGGACCCGAAGATCAAGCAGCTGGTTGGCCAGAACCCGGCGGCTCAGGCTATCGCGGCGGCGGGGCACGCTCATATTGCCGAGCATGTGGCGCATCAGTATCGCCGGGAGATCGAAAAGATGGTTGGGGCCCAGCTACCGGCGTATGAGGAGGTCCTCCCCGAGGATGTCGAGAGAAATGTCTCGAAACTGATGGCTGATGCAGCCGACAAGGTTCTCAAGAAGGATATCCGTGAGGCTCAGGCCATGGAAAACGCAAGACAGTCTGAGGACCCGATCCTGCAGATTCAGAAAGCCGAGCAGGCCCTGAAGGAACAAACCCAGAAAGACGATGTGGCTCTGAAATCCAGAGAACTTGATATCAAGGCGAGTGAGGTCAAATCCCGGACACGTCAGGCCGGAGCCAAGATCGGGGCCGATCTGGTGACCGACGAGAAGAAGGAGTCCACCAAGCGCCAGATTGCCGGTGTCGAAGCTGGCATCAGGGTCTTGGAGGGTCAGTCCAAGGAAAAACTTGCCGGGGAGGCGGTGCGCGATGCTCGAAGAGATCGAAAGAAGGATTAAGCTGAGGCTTGATCGGGTGGCGGAGGGATTGGCCTCCGGGGCGGCGGTATCTTTCGAGGCCTACAAGCAGGGGGCCGGTGAGATTGCCGGTTATCGCTATGCATTGGATATCATCAGGGAGGTTATGCGAGAACACGAGAACTCATAATAACATGTTTACAGAACATCAGCCGTAGTGTCATAATTTTTTGACCGGCTCATGTTGAGTCGTCGCGCGTTCGTGGATGGCCCACGCAGGAGACGACGATGTACGACAAGGATATCATCGACAAGGCCAAGAAAGACAAAACCCTCCCAAAACCCGTTGGCCACAAGATACTGATCGCCCCCCCCACTGTGTCTGGTAAAACCGAGGGTGGTCTTCTCCTTACAGACGAGCACCAAGACCGCGAAGCGACGGCGGCTATCGTTGGCTATGTCTTGGACATGGGCAAGGATTGCTACGTCAGCACCCCGGACAAGACCTTCCCCAGTGGCCCATACTGCAAGATCGGTAACTGGGTGCTGTTCAGATCATACAGCGGCATACGCTTCAGTATGGAAGGTACGAGGTTTCTCGTAATCAATGACGACACGGTGGATTGCGTCGTGCAGGACCCGAGAAGGATAATGAGATCATGACCGATACCGATGTCAACGCAGGCGAAGTCGTCGAGGAAAAGTCGGAAGACGCAGAGGATATCGTCGAGATTGAGGTTGTTGACGATGCCCCGGCGGCGGATCGCGGCAAGCCCCGGAGTGCTGCTGACGAGGAGCCAAAAACTCCCGATGAGGACGAGATTGCCGAATATGGGGAAAAGGTCCAAAAACGCCTGAGGGACATGTCCTTCCAGGTTCATTCTGAGCGCAGGGCGAAAGAGGACGTTGACCGACTGCTCAGCGAATCAGCAAAACTCAACGATCTCCAGCGCAGGCGGATTGCCGAGTTGTCGGGTCAGATTGACTCGGGCCGTAAGGAAATGTCCGAGGTCGAGAGCACGGGTGAGAAGGGACGTCTTGAGGCTGCGCAGACGGCGTTTCAGACGGCCTTCGATGTCGGTGATTCGAAGGCGATGACTACCGCGTCCACCGATATCGCCTCGGCGACGGCGGCGCTTGAACGGATCAAGACGGTTCGCAACCAGGATGAATTTGCCATCCAGCAGCGCCAAGCTCAGGCACCGGCACAACTCTCGCATCCATACCGCCCGCCGCCCCCTGATCAGGCCGCCGTCGAGTGGGGACAGAAAAACAAGTGGTTCCAGAATGATGAGCGCATGACCGCTGTCGCCATGGGGATTCATCAGGAAATGGCGCAGAAAGGCGAGCCGATTGGGACCGCCGAGTATTATAAAAGATTGGACAACGAGATGGCTCGTGTGTTTCCATCATTCTACAGCGAGGGCGACACCGACCAGTCAGTTCCT